CTATTTCTGGTATTGGTTCTTCACCTCTAGGCCCGGTTGAAGGGACTTGGGTTATTGGATTCTTTCTTGATGGTGAGGACATGCAGCAACCTGCAATCTTTGGTACTATTGCAACTAAGGCAGCCAAGAAAGCATTTGCAGTACAAGAAGACAAGCCTCCGGTATCTAATCCAAGTGATGGGGTACTTAAAGATGGTTCAGGTAACGTAGTTGTTGACGGTCAAGGAGAACCAGTTAAAGTCGGTACGCCCTCTGTTGAAGGTTGGGAACTAGGACAAACTTCTGAACAATATGAATCTGGCGGTAAAGGTCCAGGAACAATTAATGCGTATAATGGTGGAGCTGGAGGTGATCTAGGTGGCGCATCTTACGGCACATATCAACTTGCATCTTTTTTACCAGCAGTTATGTCAACAGGTAAAGCAAGACCATCAGCTAAAAACTCTCCTGTTATTCAGTTTTTAAACAACTCTAAATTTAAAGATAAATTTGCAGGATTAGAACCTGCTACCGCTGCCTTCGATGCTAAGTGGACTGAGATTGCAACTACTAATGCTGCAAGCTTTAAGAAAGAACAACATGATTATATTCAGAAAAAATACTATGATGTGGCAATAGCTAACTTACAGCGTCAGGGTCTAGATATGACCAAGTACGGGCCAGCAGTACAAGATTTAATCTGGTCAGGAGCAGTACAATTTGGTCCTGCAAATACAAGAGCATTTACAGAAGCGTTAAGAGATAAGAGTACATTAACAGATAAAGATATTGTAACCTTAGTGAGTGAATGGAAAATTAATAACGTTGCTACCTTGTTTAAGTCAAGTTCAGCGTCCATTCAAGCCGGTGTTAAATCTCGTTATCAATCCGAAAAACAAGCATTACTAAATTTAATTAAATAATGGATCCGTTAATTACAAAACAAATTCAAGGGGTACTTGAGAACAATATCTTTAACAAGATTATTGCACTTAACCTTAATATTCCCAATCCAATTCTGAGAGCTGTAATCTCAAGGGTTGCAGAGGTAGGGGCAGTAGATATTGTAAGGCAAGTAAGCCAGACCTCAAATCAACAACTTACTGATATACCTAAAAATATTATTGGACCTATTAACCCGGTTGATATTACTAACAGCAACAACAGCCCAGTCACCATCAGTAATAACATTGATGGTATTATTCAACAGCAATTACTTGCACAAACAACAGATAAGTTAGTAACCAAATTACAATCACAATTAAGACTGTCCTTACCTTCAGATAAGTTAGGTATTATTAATTTTGATGCATTAGCGGCAAGTTTAGTGCAAGGTATAACCCCTGCGGTCGGTAAAACTCTTTCTACTGCAGTTAGTGGATTCGCTGATGCTATATTTGGTAGAGGTCAGAAACCTAAAGTAACTACTAATAATATCGAAACTTTATTTGGTAACTTTCCTCCTGAAGAAGCATTGAGTAAGTCAGATGAAATTTTTGTATCAAATGGTGCTGATTCTGCTCTGCAAGAAGCTAAACGATTCGATATTAACTCTACTGAAAATAAAGAAAAATTAGAAGTATTAGAAAGAGGTTTTACTGACCCTAATGCTAACTATCCTACTAAAGAGTACGCCGGTATTTCAGAAACTAATAAACTTGCCCAGGGCGACAGTAGAGGCACTATAGTTCAAGAAAAAAATAGTAATAGAATGAGAGGTGCTAAGCTACCTGGGGGTGAGGCCTGGGATGAACCAGAATCAGCTTACCGCGGCGCTTACCCCTATAATAAAGTAACACAAACAGAATCTGGTCATATTTTTGAAGTAGATGATACTCCTGGTTCAGAACGTCTTCACATTTATCATAAGTCTGGTACCTATATTGAAATTGATGCAAACGGCTCAATGGTTAAAAGAACAAAAGGATCTTCATATGAAATTATTGATCGTAACGGAAAAATATCTATCGCAGGTCGTGCAGACATTTCTATTAACGGTGCTTGTAATATCTTTGTTGGTAATGACGCGAACATCGAAGTAGAAGGTGATACCAACCTTACTTGCTATAATGATATTACTGCTCAAGCGGGAGGCAAGTTTAATTTATCTGCTGTAGAAGAATTTAATATTGCAAGTGGTAATGTTAATATAGAAGCTTATTACACAATGAATCAAAAGGCAGGAGACTCACTTAATATTTCTTCTGATAAAATTTTGAATGCATATGGAACTACCGGTCTAAATATAGAGTCTAAAGCAGGAACGAATGTAAAGAGCGGGGCTGGGTTAAATATAGAGTCTTCTTCGTCTATGAATTTAAAGAGTGGTAGTTCGTTAAATGCTCAAGCTTCAAGTTCATTAAATATAAAAGCCTCTGGTGCAGTAAATTTAGATGGTAGTAGTTTTAAATACCAGTCAGGTGCTGCATCTGGTGCAGGATCAGCAACTGGTGCTGCTACCGCTAAGTCTTCAAAAATTGGCGTTTTAGCTGGAAGAAAAGATATTTCGGATAATAATAAAAATGATCCTTTGATTCTTTCCTTAGCTGACAGTCGCTCTATTGCACTAGAAGAAGAAACACAATCTGTAGATGACTTTAATAGTCAAAAGAATTTAATTATAAGTGAAGGTTTTGCAAATGCTGCTGATCTATCGGAACCACCAACTGCAGTAGATAATGCAACCGTTCAATCAGAACAGCAGAACTTTGTTGAACCAGATATTAAGTTAAAAACTGTAACTCAATTGCCAGGCAATTATAATCTATCGCCTAACTTTACAGTTGAGATGCTATCAAGTAAGGCAGCAGTTACCCGTGACCCTATTCGAGGTCATGAAAAAGCTACCTACGGTGAGATTATTTTTAATCTACAAGCTATAGCACTTAATGTGCTTGAACCGGTAAAGAAGATATACCCTAATATGTTTGTTACATCGGCTTTCAGGGACCCGGGAAATGCATCTAATGCTAAGACCTCTCAGCACCCTTTAGGTCAAGGTGTTGATATACAATTCAAAGGTATTACAAAGAAAGAATATTTTGAAATAGCCACAAAGCTTGCAAAAGTTCTTAAATACGATCAGATGATATTAGAGTATTGTAGCTATGCCAATAATCCTTGGATACATATATCTTATTCAATTAAAAATAGAAGCCAGGTATTAACATTCTTTAATCATAAGACCCACTCTCAGGGTCTAACACAGCTAGCATGAGGTAGATATGTCAAAGGGTATTTCAGTAAAAACCGTTATTAGTTTAATACTTTCAAGAATTGGAGGTGTACCTTTAATTCCGAATCTTAAAACAATAAGTGAAGGCTCTATACCAACTAAACAATTTGGTTTTGGATCTTTTTCACTCACTGGGTTATCCGGTGTAAGTGCTGTACTCGGGGGTACAAACTTAAGTTCAGTTACCAGTGATATATTTCAAAACCCTGTAGGTAGTTTAACCGATACTTTATCTTCAAGTGTATCGTCTGTTACTAATAATTTATCTAGTCTTTCAGGGGTATTAGATGAGGGGCAAATCGCCTCCCTTACTGCAGCTGTAAGTAATTTAGGGTCCAATGTTACAAGCTTTGCAGACTTAACAAATACAATTTCAGGGGTATCTATACCAGGAGCAGAGTCAAAATTTGATTTTGATTCTTCCAGTATTACAGGAGCACTATCTTCATTAGATGGAATAAGGTCCAGTGTACCGAGTAATTTACTTAGTAGTCTTCCTAATCTAGATACTAACATTACTAATACGCTTACAAGCATTACAGCACCGTTAAACAGTTCTTCTAGTTTAACAAGTATTAATAGTACATTAACCAATTTAGTAAGCAATCTTACCACAAATCCAGGTAATTTTACAACAGTATTAAATTCTTTAACCACTCACAACAACACTCTAACATCACTTGTTGATAATTCGGTATCTGCAGTAGCTAAAGTACAAGATAGCCATGCTGTATTAGGGCAAGTAGGCATGGTAGCGGCGTCTTTAGAATCAAATAGTACCTCAGTAAGTAGTTTTATGGCCAGCATTGTAAAACCTTCTGCTCTCGCACAAATTACAACTGATTTACAAACTTATACAAGTAACGTTATTTCTGGCTCATAAATATAAATATGGCCACCAGAAATACCAGACAATATTCAGATTTTAATCTTCTTTTTTCCTCTCACCCCGTAACCGGTGATGTGACGAGAAAGAACGATGAAGAAGCTGTTAAGCAATCTCTTAGAAATTTAATATCTACGAGACACTACGAGCGTCCCTTTCATCCGGAAATTGGTTGTCAGATTCACGGTCTTTTATTTGAGAACTTTAATCCTGTGACTGCACAGGTTATGAAAAAGACTATATTTGATACTATTAATAAGTTTGAGCCAAGAGCAACGGTATTAGAGGTTGTACTTCGTGAAAAAGCAGATAATAATGAAATTGTATGTGATATAATTTTTAGATTAAACAACTCTGATAGACCCATCACTTTAACAACACTAATAACAAGAGTAAGATAATGTCTAATCTAAGAATAGCAGAACTTGACTTTGATCAAATCAAGACTAACTTAAAAACGTTCTTAAACGCTCAAACTGAGTTTACGGATTACGATTTTGAGGGCTCCGGTCTATCTACTCTGTTAGACGTTCTTGCATATAATACACATTACAATGCCTACCTTGCTAACATGGTAGTAAATGAGATGTTTTTAGATTCTGCAGTTAAGAGATCTTCTGCAGTTTCTATTGCCAAGCATTTAGGTTATACACCGGTATCTGCCAGAGGTGCAGTTGCTAATTTAGATATTGTAGTTACCAATCCATCTAATTTACCTGCATCTTTGACAATGGAGCGGTACACACCATTTACCTCTACTGTTGATGGGGTACCATACACATTTTTAACTACAGACGCTAAAACTGCTCAAAGAGTAGGTTCTACTTATACGTTTGCAGATGTAGATGTTACAGAAGGTACGTTGTTAAGTTATAGTTATGTTGTGACCGATATAACCCCGGCTGCTAAGTATGAAATTCCAAACGAGGCAGTAGACACTACCACTATTAAGGTCAGTGTTCAAACATCCTCTTCTGATACCACTACTAGCACTTATACGCTATCGACCGATATTACCGGTATAGGAAGTACTTCTGCAGTCTATTATCTTGAACAAAACCCTCAAGGTAAATATCAAATTTATTTTGGTGATGGTATAATTGGTAAGAGTCTGGCAGCAGGTAACATTATTACTATTCAATATCTGGTTGCAACGGGTTCAGCAGTTAATGTATCTAGTACTGTATCACAATCCTTTACTGCTGGTACTACTATTGGTGGTTCTAGCGCAATTGCAATTACTGTTAATAGTAACTCCACTGGTGGTGCAGACACTGAAAGTATTACCTCTATTAAGTTTAATGCGCCTAGAGTTAATGCATCTAAGAATAGAGCAGTAACTGCAACTGATTATGAGGCTTTAATACTTGCAAATTACGCAGGTGCAGAATCGGTATCTGTATGGGGTGGGGAAGATAATGATCCTCCTTACTACGGTAAAGTATTAATTTCTTTAAAGCCATACTCTGGCTTTACTATATCTGATGCTACAAAGAATTCTATTAAAAACAATATTTTAAAATCTAAACAAGGTATTACTATAATTCCTGAATTTGTAGACCCTACATTCTTCTTTGTTAATATTACTGCTGATATTGTTTATAATTCTTCTATTACCACATTATCATCTGATCAAATTAAGACACAAGTTAATACTGCAATAACAGATTACTTTTCTACTAACCTTCAAAAATTTAATAAAGAGTTTATTTACTCTGCATTAACAAGTGCAATTTTAGCTAAGAATTCTTCTATAACTAGTGCGTTAGTTAGCCTTAAATTACAAAGACGAATTATACCTACATTAAATACTACAAATTTATTTACAGGGGATACATCTATTAAGTATAGAAATCCTTTAAAACCAGGTACTATTCTTTCTAGTTATTTCTTTATATCTTTAGGCGGAGTTTCTACACTCGTTAAAATAACAGACTTACCTAATGACACACCTCCAAATGATTCTGGTTCTGGGGTACTAAGATTAGTTAATGTAGTCAACAGTTCAATAGTAGCAACTAACGTTGGTACTGTCAATTATGGTACAGGGGTGATTAGTATATCAGGTATTACACCTACCGGTATACCTGCAGGGGTTACGGATATTAGAATCACCGGAACCGTTCAAGAAGCTAATTACAATTTAACTGTTTCAAGAAGCGAAATATTAGTACAAGATGATACTACCATTAATAAAATCGGTGGCTTGCTAGCAGGTACTACAATTAATGTGACTACGTCAGTATAACATGGCAACTACAAGAATTAAAGAAAAAGTATCAGAGCTAGTAAATAGTCAGCTACCTGAGTTTATCAGGTCTGATTATACAACCTTTGTTGCGTTTTTAGAATACTACTATAAGTTTCTGGAGCAAGATCAGGGAGCTTTAGAGCTTGTACAAAATGCAAGACAGTATAGTGACATTGATCAAACAACCGACTCGTTTGTAAATTATTTTTTAACAAACTACGCTAAAGATCTGCCTGTAAGCTTATTAGTAGATAAACCTCTTTTAATAAAAAAAATTAAAGGACTGTATGCTGCAAAAGGCAGTACCTTGTCTATAGAGACTCTTTTTAAAGTTTTATATGATACGGTTGCTCAAACTAACCACCCTTATGAATTCGTATTGAGACCATCCGATGGTCAGTGGAGTCTTAGAAATTCAATTCGGGTTCTTCTTACCTTTGGAAGTGCAGCAGATATAAAAGATAGGTTTTTAACATTTACTAAAAACAATATTAATTATACTGCTGAAATTGTTAGAGTTAAAAGTCTTAGTGGTAATTTATACGAGATATTCTATCACAGTGCTTTTCCTGTACCGTTCGAAGTTAACGAAGAAGTCACTGTAACTGGTGCATCTGGAACTTTGTTTATTGGTACTATTAAACCAACTACAACAAATGTAGAAATTGTATCTGGAGGCTCTGGCTTTAGAGTCGGTCAAATCTTTAACGTAACAGTTGGCAGTGGAGTAGATACATTAGTTAGAATTGCAAGAGTTAGTTCAACTGGTTCTATTCAAATATTAAGATTTTTAAATTATGGTTATAATTTTACCGAAGATCTCAGTATTATATTATCTAACGCTTTAGGTGTTACTAAAAGAGTTAAGTACTTTCAAACCAGAGGTGGTGGTTTTTCTGAAACCTTTGACGCGACAAGACTACACTCTATAACTGATAGCGATAGATACTTCTTAGAAGACTATGTTACCCCGTTTGATTATACAGGTACTACTTTAGTTTCAAGCTCAGCAACATCTCAGATACTAACATCTGTTACTACAGCAGGAGTTGAAAACCCTAATGATGCAAGCTTTAACTTTACACTAGGCGCCGTAGCAAGATATCCTGGGGAATATGTATCAACACAAGGCTTTTTATCTGAACCAGATGTGCGGGTTCAAGATAGTAAGTTGTATCAACCGTTTGCATATCAAATCAGATCTGAATTAGATATTAGTACATTCTATAATATTGTTAAAAAATTAGTTCATCAAGCTGGTACTAATTTGTTTGTTAATAGGGTATTATCTGCAACCGCTAATTTATCTGCTAACGTTAGTGTAGTAAGTAAACAAAATGTTTATGCAGATCTTTTTGATACATTCTCTACATTAGAGACCGTTGCTAAATTAATGTTAAAGCCAGTAGATGCTGATAACGTTATTACATCAGAAAATAACACATATTTACTAACGAAACCTTTAACTGATGAAACAACGATTTCAGATGTAATTACAATTAGTGTTATTAAGACCTTAACGGACGAAACTTTACTTGAAGACAATAATAGCTTTGTTTTTAGTTTAGTTACCTCTGATAGTGTCATAGCGACTGATATTAACCTAGGCGGGGGTACACAAGACTACACTGACGCATTAGGTGCTTTAGGGTATTTCTTAGAAACATATACTGAAGACTCAGCAATAACAGAAACTACAGCGATTTCGTTTAGTTAACATACAAGATGGCTTGTATAAATATAACATAGAACTTCTTAGAGGAATAAAACATGTTCACAGAATCGATAAATGTCAAAGGTAATTTAGAAATTATTCTTTTAGACGAGTCCGGTAAGCAAAAAGACTACAGAAAAGTTAATAACCTAGTGGTTGCAGTTGGTAAAGATACTATTGCATCTAGAATGGTAGGCAATACTACTGCGATTATGAGTCATATGGCTGTTGGTTCATCCAATACTGCCGCAACTACTTCACAAACTGCCTTAGGTACAGAGCTAGGACGGGTTGTTCTTGACTCTACCACTAGATCTTCAAATACTATTACATATGTAAGTACTTTTCCTGCAGGCACGGCTACAGGAGCAATCACTGAGGCCGGTATTTTAAATGCTTCTTCTTCTGGTAATCTATTGTGCAGAACTGTTTTTGGTGTTGTTACTAAAGCGGCTGGCGATACTGTGGTTATTACTTGGAACGTTACTGTAGCATAATATGTCTTTTCTCTTAAAAGACACTATCCATCGTTCGTTGGTAGATAGTGTTTATAATGAATTCTTATCGCGAAGAGCTAATTATTACTATTTTATTGGTAATATAATTGAGTGGGCAAGTCCACAGACTCCAGAGACTCCTGAAGTTACCCAGAATTATGAATACAATACACGTAACGGTATTCTAAGTGTTAAGAAGATTAATTTAAGAGACGTATCTTATGTAGTGCCAAGAATAAACTGGACAACCGGTACAGTATACGATCAGTTTGACGGTGACTACAGCGCCACTTCCCCTGCATATTCCGGAGCTACTAGCTTAAAGACAGCCAATTTTTATGTATTGACAGGCGCGTTCGGAGTATACAAATGTATTTTTAATAATAATAATGCTGCGTCAACAGTGGAACCTTCTGGTCAAGACATAACCACCTTTGCAACAGCTGATGGTTATGTTTGGAAATACCTTTACACAATACCTCTTTCTTCTCAGAATCGTTTTTTGACCCCAGACTTTATACCAGTTCAGAGAGCTGTAACAAATGCTTATTACTCTGAAGGGGAAGTAAGTAGTGTTATTATTAATAATGCTGGGTCCGGTTATACCAGTAATGACGATGTTACATTAACTGTGACAGGGCAGTTCCTAGGCTTATCTGGCAATTCAATAGCCAATCTAACCCCGGTATTCAATACATCTGGTGAGTTTATTGACGTGAGAATTAAAGATGCAGGAGCTAATTATAAAACTGCATCTATTACAATTAACGATGGAGGCGGTAAAGGTACAAGTTTACTTAACAATATCAGTAATGTAAGAATATTTAGCACCGGTGCCGGGTATAATACAGCTGTTATTGCTAACACCTCTGCTACAATAACTACCTCTGGCCTTGCTCAGCCCACATCTAATGCTTTTGCAAATTTAATATTCAGTAGTAATGCTCTAGTTGATATAGTACTGACTAATAAAGGTACAGGGTATACTACTGCTGCAAGAGCAAATACAACCATAACAATTAGTACGTCTGGTAACAGTCAACCTACATCTAATGCAACTGCCAATTTGTTTTTTGCTACATCAGCCGTTCTAACTCCAGTACTTAGAAATGGCACTATTCATTCTGTCTTAATTGAAGACGAGGGTACAAGATATAGTTCAAACGTTAGTACTATTATTTCAGCCATTGGTGATGGTACTGGCTTTGTAGCTACTCCCTTTATTAATTCAGCCGGTCAAGTTGAAGATGTTATTATTGAAAATCGTGGAAACGGTTATTCCTATATTAATTTAACTGTTGCAAGCGCAACTGGTACTGGTGCTAATATATTTGCTAATCTTTCAGTTGATGATATTGATACCTTGCAGACAGTGGTCGAGTTGTCTGCGGTAGATGGTGGTATCCATGCATTTAGAGTTGGTAATGTTGGTAACGGGTACTCTTATGCTAACGTTACTGTAGCAGGAGATGGTATTAATTTTACAGGTAATGCTGTAATAGTTAATAATACTATTAGTTATATTTCTGTACTGACACCTGGTTCAGGCTACACCTATGCAAATGTAACTATAACAGGGGACGGGGCTAATGCTAATGCATCAGCTATTATTTCTCCATACAGAGGACATGGCAGTGATCCAGTCAGTGAGCTGTTTGCTGATACTTTAATGTTTACCTCTACAATAAATAATGAAAAGAACCTAGGTGTTGATGTAAAGAATGATTACAGACAATTTGGCATCGTTAAAGATCTAAAGCAATATGGTAATGAGCGCGCATTTGCCAACGTTATTGGTAGTGCATGTTATCTAGTTACGTTAGATACAACTGCA